GGCGCCGGATGCGGCCGAGCCACTTTCGGCAGCCGCGCTCGAGGCGGCGGATGCGGCAGATTCGCCCGCGCCCAGCAGCCCGGCGCCCATCGCCGCCAGCCCCATGCCGGCGCCGATCTTCGTCAGCACCTTGCTGCCGGTGACGACCCCGACCACCGAGGTGACGGCCGCGATGGTCGCCAGCGTCTCGACGGCAATGAATCCTTCTGCTACACCTACCCCGCTCGCAATGGCGGCAACGGCTGTGATCGCTATGATATTCTCCTTCGCACGCGCCGGCTCGGCCGGGCTGCATTCAGTTACTCGATTCCGCTACAGGATCTTGCCGACGATTTTCTCTTCGTCGGCATAGCCCATCCGGTACAGGATCTGCGACCAGTCGAGCGAGTGTTTGATGTGATAGACCAGCTTCTGCACGCCAGCCTGGCGCAGCGCGTCCTCGGCGAAGCGCATCAGCTTGATGCCGACCGTGCCGCGGCGATGCTCTTTCGTCAGGAACAGCACGTCGTTGACCGCCATCGTCAGGGCTTCATAGTGCATGTGCCGGACCAGGAAGAAGGCGTTGTAGCCCACCAGCCGGCCGTCTGCGCGCGCGGTGAAGATCGCCAGCTTGTCGGCGCACTCCAGGTTCGCGTAGTCGCTCCAGATCGGTGCCAGCTTGACGACGTCCTTGTGCATGGTCAGCTCGTCGTAGTGCTGCTCGAGAAGCGGCCCGATCTCGTCGATGACGTCGAACAGGTGCTCGCGCTGGTAGGTGATGTCCATCAGCCGGTCACCTGGGCGGCAGCACCGTTGATGATGCCGCCCAGGCCGCCGCCGTAGTTCGCGCCCACCCCGTTGTCGCCCGGCGCCGGCGGCACCGGCGTCGAGCCGGAGAAGTCGAGCAGGTCGCTCAGGTTCAGGTTGCTGATGGCGCCGTTGATCGACATGCCGTTCCTCAGTAGCAGCAGCTGGTTGTCGACCGCGGCCTGCTTGGCGGCCGCGTCCATGTCCTTGCTGGCGCTGATGTTGGTGATGTTCTGGGTGATCTGGCTGAACAGGTTGCTGGCCGACTGGCTGGCCTGCATCTGGTCGTGGTACTGCGCCTCGATCTGCGCCAGCTTGACCTGGTTGTCGTTCGACAGCGCGGCCAGGTTGGTCTTGGTCGTGGCGTCCAGGTAGGCCAGATCGGTCTGGGTATGCGCCTGCAGGCTGGCGATCGCCTGCTGGGTCTGGGCCGAGAGGTTCGCCTGCGACGCCTGGTTCGTGGCGGTGGCGTTGAACATCGCGGCCTGGTTCTTCTGGTCGGCGTTGTAGCCGGCCGCCTTCGAGTAGGTCGCAGCGTCAGCCTGCGCGATCGGCTGCGCCGCAGTGTAGGCGGCGTTCATCGCCGCCGTCTCGCCGATCGACGAATTGACCAGACCGCGCTCGTTCGCCAGTTCCAGCCCCTGCGTGCGCGCCTGCTGGATCAGCGGGCTGTTCGGGTCCATCAGCGCGGTGATCTGGCCAGCGACGGTCTGGCTGCCGGTGACGTTCCACGGCGTCGGGTTGCCGATGGTCGCCGCCGTCATGTTGCCGGTGCTGGCCGTGCCTGCCGTGCCCGGTGCGCTAGGCGTGCCAGCGGGCGGCGTCCCCACGCCCGGCGCGGTGCCGTCCGCATTCCAGCGCGCGCCGTAGGTGGTCGGGTTGACCATCTTGTCGTAGTCGAAGGCGCTCATGTTGGTGCCGGCCGCCTTGTTGAAGGTGTCGGCGCTGCTCTGCAGCATGCCCATCTCGTAGTCGCCGGTGGCGACCTTGCCGTCGCCGTAGTTCGAGAATGTGGTCAGCGAAGGATTGGCCGGGCCCGCAGGCGCTGGCGCGGCTGCAGTGGTGGGCGCGGCGGCGCTGTTGATGATGCCGGTCGATGGCGATGGGCTGGCGGCGGCCGGTGCGCTCGGCGCGGCGACCGAGGTGGGCAGGCCTGTCGGCGACGATGCGGGGCCGTACGGGTTGGTATTCCCGCCCGGCGAAGGCGCATCTTCGTAGGCCATTTGGGTGTTGACGTTCGATTGGGCCATTAGGTTCCTCGTCGTGGGCGGGGTTTGTTCCCCGTATTATCTCTTAGTTTCTGAACGGAATCATCAGAAATTGTATTTGAGTATCATTGCGCATTCGCCGCGTCAACCGCTGATTTCGCGGCGTCGAACGCAACGATGCAGGCGTTCAATCGGATGATGGCGCTGTCGCCTTCTCCGGTGAGTTCTGCAGTGCGTCGGGCAGCCTCCGGCTCAAGGTCGGCTGTAGCGCCGGGTTGCGTATCCAGTCCGCGAGCGGCGGGATCAGCACCGGGTCCGGACGGAGCAGCTTGGCCGGTGGCGGCGAGGGCGACGCGCAGGCGCTGACGGCCAGCAGCAAGGTCAGATTGCAAAGCAGCGTTGGCAGTTTGTACATTGTCTTTCTCCTGTTGAAGTTCGCCGACGCGCTGCTGCGCCTGGGCCAGCAGCATCCTGGCGGCCAGCACCTGGCCGTTCAGTTGGGCCAGCGCGATCTTGGCGCGCGCGTCGTTGGCGGCGTCGATCAGGTCGCGCCGGGCTTTTTCCTGGGCCACGCCCTGCGCATGGCGGTGCGAGCCCCAGGCCATCAGGCCGCCGGCGACGGTGACGCACAGCGCCGCGATGGCCAGCGCCTCGAGCAGCCAGAGCGGCGGCTTGATGCCGGCGAGGCGCGCGAAGAAGGCGAGCATTATTTGTGCTCCAGCGCGGTCGACGTGCGGAATCGCAGGATCAGGTTGCCGATCACCAGCGCGGTCATCCCGTATTGAAACAGGTGCGCAGGAATGTAGGGCTGCAGCTCCGGAAAGCTGTCCTTTGCGACCGGGACGCCTTCGATCAGCGCAGCCATGTAGACATTGAAATGGATGGTCCAGGAGCGCCAAGCTCCACGCAGTTTTTTCATGCGATCCCCCTTGTGTACATGACTTGGCCGCTGCCGAAATGCGCGGTCAGCACTTCGTTGCGCGGCGCACCTGCAGACAGCCCGATGTGGACCCATCCACCACCGCCGGCTCCTTCGTAGATCAGCTGGTCGAACTCGATACCGCCGGCCAGGATGGTGCGCGCCAGTTCCTTCGGGCTCATGCCCGGGCAGTTGATGTCGGCGGCCAAGCCGAGGACGTGGGCGCTGCTGCTGGCGCCGCCGACTTCGCGGTTCAGCTCGCTGCAGCGGTAGCCGCTCGAGATCGTGATCGGCTTGCCGACCAGCGCGCGCACCTTTTCCAGCGTTTCGGCCACGCGGGTCAGGTTGCGCATGATGGCGATCGTCGGCTTGTTGTCGATGCCGCGCCGCACCGCGGTCTGGGAGGCCGTCAACTCGTCGAGCGTAAAGTGCGGGCTCAGGTAGGTAGATGTCATTTCGCTGCCTTGGCCTCGATGGCGATGCGCTCGAGGTTCGTTAGCCGCGCTTCATGCGCCTGGGCCTGGGTCTGCAGCGTGGCGATGGCAGCCAGGCCCCCGATTTGCTTTTCCTTGATGAGCGCGATCTGCTCTTTGCTGTCGCGCACGGTGTCGATCACGGCATCCATTTTATTGAACATGATCCCGCAGGTGAAGACGGCGCAGATCAGAGCCGACACGATGCTCCATGCGGGGATCTGGATGGGTAGGTTGACGGTTCCTGCAAATCGTTGTGGCATGTGGTGAGGCTCCTTTCAGGATGGGTGCTGCCTTGTGCTTCGGACGGGTGCTGCTGTTTTCCGGTTGGAGCCGGGCGCCGTCTATGCGGCTTTGAAAATCAGGGACTTCGGCCGGTCGACCATGTGCAGGTCGATCGGGCGGACACGTTTCATCATGTCCGGGTCAAACAATCGGGTGCCGCCGGCGAGCACGATGGCGAACGCCAGGTCGGAACACCACCAGCAGCTGTCGTCGCTCCAGTCTTCCGAGTAGGTGAACGGGATGCCGATGGCGCCGGCCCAGTCGTACCGCTTGCCGGCCTGCGCTTCGGCGAAGGCGACGGCCGCGGCCAGATCCGGCACCCAGACCTGCATGTCGCGGAACACGGCGATGCCCTGCATGACGACGTCGACCGAATCGGCGCGGCAGCCGTGCGTCATGGAGGCTTCGTAGGCGCGCTCGCCGATGATGGCGATGGCATGGCTGAACTGGCGCGATCCGGCGGCCACGCCGATCAGGAGGCTGGCGGGGTTATACGGCCAGCGGCTGGTCAGCCGGATGGTGATGATCCCGCCTGCGCTCACAGTGCCGCGCCCCGGATGAACATCTGGTCGATGTCGGCTTCGCTCTTGCCCAGCTTCGGGATCACCTGCTTGACCAGCGCATCGTCGCGGCGCACGGTGCTGGAGTATTCGAACTTGGCTTGCGCCAGCTTGCGCGCCCGCTCGTCGGGGATGCTCGCCAGGATCGCGTTGATCGTGTCCAGCAGATCATCTTCGATCAGGATCTGGCGCGCCTGCCACATGGCGATCGATTCCGGAACGTACACCTGCGGCACAGGCGGCGCAGGTTTGACGAATGCACTGCCATCCCATCTATCACCGATCTGCCCATCACCTGCATCGACGCAGACGAGGCCCGGGATCAAGTCCAGGCGCTCGATCTCGATCAGGTTCACGACCTTGCCGTCTTCAATCACTGCTGCTTGCATAGTCATTCTCCGATCAGTATTCGATGATGATGGCGCCGGTGGCGCCGGCGAAGCCGGCCTGGGTATCGACGGAGCCGCCGCCGCCCTGGCCGATGGCCACGCCGGTCACGCCGGGCAATGGCGTCATGGCCAGCAGGGATGTGCCGCCAGTCAAATTGGAACTCGAGCCGCCGGAAACGGTTGACACGCCGCCTGGCACATTGATGTCGCCATTCGCGGACGTCAGGGTGGTCAGGCCAGTGCCGCTGAACGAGCTCGCACCGCCCGCGTTCTGGGTAGTGGTGAATGCGGCTGGCGCCGAACCACCGAGACCGACCGCCGCAGTGTAGGCAACGAGAGACGATACGGTGCGAATCGAGATGCTGGCGTCGCCGCCTTTGCCTCCCGAGGTCTTGGCCGTGCCGCCACCGACGTTCGTGGTGGCGCCGCTCTGTCCACCATCGATCACGGTGATCTTCGCCTTCGTTATACCGATCGGCGGGGTCCATGTCTGGGTCGACCGGATCACCACCATGTTCGAGAAGCCGCCCAGCGTCACATCGCGGTCGGGCATGATGATCTTGCGCGTCTGCCCCGCCGTCACACTGGTCAGGTCCAGGGTGGCCAGCTTCGTGTTCGCGGCGCCGTCCATGAACTTCAGGACCGACACGTTCAGCTTGTCGGAGAACGAGGCGACGGTGCCATCTGTCGTTACCAGCTTGCCGGCATTACCCGCCTGGCCCGGCAGTGCGGCGCTGATGGCGACCGCGTTGACGTAGTCGACACTCGCCGCGAATTGCCCCGTTGCGCCAACTGCGAGCGTCGGCACCTTGATCGTGGCGCCGGTGAAGTCGTGCGTGCCGCTCCAGACCTGGCCGGCGACCGTGCCCTTGCCGCTTTGCAGGTTCGAGAGCAGCACGTTGGCGGCGTCGAAGCCGGCGCCGATCTGCGTGAACTCGGCCCGCAGCGAGGACGAGGTGCCGCGCGTGGTCGCCGCCGGCGCGCCCGAGGTATAGTTATAGAATGGGTTGGTCATGGTTCTCCTTGGGTCAGCGCGACAAGCGGCGCGGCGAAGTGACGAGGGTCAGGCCTTGCAGCGTGTGCGATGCGTCCTGCGCACGGTTGCTGTAGAAAGTGAAGCTGATGTTGTTCTCGGTGCCTTCCAGCGACATGGTCGGGTTGTTCACGACCTGCGCGTCCCAGTTGAACTGGTCCCAGGTGAAGGCGTCCCAGTAGCCGCCAGCGCCGGACAGGCTGCGGTCGGGCGTGGCGGCCGGCACCTCGATGGCGGGCGTGCCGTATCCCAGGTCGTAGCTGATGTTGACCTTCGAGTAGGAGGCGACCAGCACTTCCAGCACGGCGCGGCGGAACCGCTTGCGCAGCATCGGCGAGCCCATGCTGTTGAAGTGCAGGCGCAGCCAGGCCTCGATCGGCTGGCCGTCGAAGCTGGTGCCGACGTTGTCCTGGTAGATGTAGCCGTCGTCGGAGCCGAAGAAGGTCAGCTCGCGCCCGTCGCTCATCTCGGCCGTGGTCATGCAGCGCACGGTGCGGCCGTAGTACAGCGGCAGGATGCCCGACACCTTCTGCCCGGTCAGGCCGACCACCAGTGCGGTGCCGTCGCTGAAGTAGAGCCGGTACTGGTTGCGACCTTTCAGCGTGGTCGATGCCGTCTCGAGGCCGCGCTTTGCGCTCAGCAGCGGCTGCACCTGGTGCGAGATCGAGGCATAGTCGAAGTCGCCGTAATCCAGCGTCGTGGTCAGCGCCTGCACGCCGCGCGCGGTCAGGCCGTAGATGTCGTTGCTCACCGCCTGCGCGGTGTAGGCGGCCACGCCCAGGTCGAATTTCGAGGGCGTCAGTTTAAAACTCTGGTTGCTCGATCCGTACAGGATGAACGTTTTGCCCCGGGTGAAAATGGCCAGCGAGGCGTCGCCCAGCGCCGAGCCCGCGGCCGGCATGAAGCCGGTGACCGGGTCGCCGGTGCCGAGCTCGCCCGCGCCGAGGATGGCGCTCCAGGCATACGGGCTGCCGATGCCGCTGTACTGCACCGAGCCGAAGAACGACAGGAACAGGTAGTTCTTGTGCTCGGTGATGTGGGTCGGCGCGTCGGCCGCCATGCCGGTGCGGATCGGCACGTAGCGGGTGCCGTCGAATTCGAAGGCGGTGTTCACGCCGTCGACGCCGTACATCTTCTTCGTGTCGGTCGAGCCCGTAAAATTGGCGTTCACGGCTTCGAGGCGTCCGCCAGGCAGGCGCGTGATCGCGCGCGACGCCGCCGCCGCGGTGGCTTTCTGGGTGCCGCCGACGAACAGGCCGCCGCCGTTGGCGAAGCTGCCGCCGGCCGGGGCGGTGATGATCAGGGTGCCGGCGCCGGCCGTGGTCCAGGTGCCGGTGCGCAGCACGGCGGTCAGCACCGTGGCCGAGACGGTCGGGCTGGCCGAGTTGCCGAGCGCGTCGCCGGCGTTGATCTGGCCGGTGGCGTTCGAGAACTGGACTTCGTAGCCCAGCGCCACCGCGGTCCAGCCGCTGGCGGTGGCCTTGTAGATCAGGCCCTGCGTGCCGTCGGCCGAATCGCGGAAGGCGTAGACGACGTCACGGTAGACCCAGACGCCGCGGATCGGGCCGGAGCCGGGCACCTGGCCGATGTTCTGGCGCAGGTCGTTCGCAGCCAGCAGCAGGTAGTCGGCGTGGTCGCTCGGCATCAGCGCGCCGTTCTGGCGCAGGGGCGATGCCAGCGTGCCGATCGCGGTGCCGCCGATCGTGAGCGATTCGCCGGTGACGAAGTTGCCGACCACGCGCCCGATGACCAGGTCCGGCAGCGCCAGCCCCAGCACACGCGCGGTGGCGCCGGAGGTTGCGCCGGTGACGGTCGCGCCGACGGTTGCTGCGGCGGCGCCGGCCACGATCGTGGCAAGCGAGTAGCTGGCGGCCGAGGGCGCGGTGCGGCCGTCATAGCGTTCGTAGCCATCGATGCGCCGGTAGCCGCCGGAGATTTCCGGCTCGTAGTTCTGGGCGCCGCTCGCGCGCCCGGGCTGCACCGAGATCGGCGGGGTCAGCAGGTCGAGCCCGCCGGCCAGCGCGAAGTGGTTCTGGTCGTCCTTGGCGAACTGGATCTGGCGGCTCATGCGAGAGGACCTCCCCAGTGCAGCCGCGGCGCCTGGTCGATGGTCAGCTCCAGCAGCATGCGGCTGTACTGGATCTCGCCGTCCTGGCGCACCTCGGGCGCGTTCTCGTAGCGGCCGTACATCATCATGGCCTTGTAGACCAGGATCATGTGGTACTGCGCCGGGATGCTCGGGTAGTCGGTATCGGCCACCAGCGCGCCGGGCAGCAGGAAGGCTTCGCCGGAGACGACGTAATCGGCGTCCGGCGCCGGGCCCAGCACCAGGTTGTTCTGCGGGTCGACCGTGAACATGATCGGGCGCTGCTGCATGGAGGCGTTGGCGCCGAACAGGTACAGGTTGCGGAAGCGGTCGTAGTCCAGCCACGGCAGGATCTGCTCGTTGCTCTTGCCGAGCGCCACGGCGTAGGCGCGCAGCGAATCGTTCTTCCAGTTGGCCAGCAGCGGCGCGCCGGCCTGCGCCGGGGTGTAGCTGCGGCCAGCGGCCTGGGTGGCGGTGAAGCTGAACGCGGTGCGCATGAACTTCCAGTCGCTTCTCGCGTTCTGCAGGTCGGTCCAGGCGGTGTTGATCCACTTGGCCAGCCGCGCGGTCTCGGTCGTGAGTTGCCCCTGCAGCGTCACCGGGTCGGCGCCGGTGGCGCCGCACTCCATGCGCAGCCGGGCCACCAGTTGGAGGAAGGTCATGCCTTGCGAGTTGGGTGGTGTTGGTACGATGATGGTCATGGTCGGCCCTTTATGCGATCACAGCGAGTTTGCGCAACGTGCCGCCGGCATCGCGGATCGTGATGTATCCGGTAACGGGCGCGTCGGCATTGACCGTCAATGCGCCGAACTGCACCACCCCCGTTCCCTTTGGCGAGAGCGCCAGGTCGATGTTCGTGTCGCTGCCGGAAGCGGCGAACTGGACCTTGCTTCCGGCCGCGCTGCCGCGCATGACGGGGTGATTGGCAGTGACCACGCCACTGTCCGCCACCTCGAACTGCAAGCCGTTCGGCGTGTTGAAGTAGATGGAATTGGTCGTCGAGGTGTCGATGCGCAGCGGGCCGTCATCGGCAACCAGGCGCGCGCCGAGGGCGCCATTGTCGAAATAGGCCCGGCTGGCAAAGTTACCCAGCGTGTTGCCGGCGGTGGTGATGCTGCTGTAGTAGACATGCCCGTCGGCGATCGCTTCAACGCCATACCGGGTGTTGGTGCTGGCCGTCGCACCGTGGCATTCGATCGTGCTGCCATCGCGCGCCAGGAAGCCCGAACCCGTATTGCCGCTCGCAATGGCGGCGAGCGCGCGCACGCTGGAGTTCGACAGGCTGGCGATGCCGGCGATCCGGCAGCCGGTTGCGCTGGCGCCAGAACAGTCGACGACGGAGCCGTATTCTGCCTGGATGCCGAAGCCCCAGTTGTTCGCCACGTCGGCCGCATTGTTCGATACCGCATTCTGGCAGTCGATCGTCGAGTTGTTCATCGCCCAGATGCCGACATCGCCGGCGTGGTCGACGCGCGCGGAGGGCGCGTAGATGTACCCGCTGTCACGCGCCGCAATTCCGTAGTACCAGTTGTCCACGACGACGCTGGTGCCGCAGATGATGCGGGCGCCGCCCAGCGCCAGTATGGCCGTCGAGTTATCCGCGGCCAGCGCCTTGACGGTCTTGCGAAGCGTGAAGCCGTTCAGATAGCCCACCGTGCAGCCATTCGTCGCCACGAAGCAGTCGAACCCGGCATTCGCCACCTGGATCACGCAGTTGCCCGGTGTCGCCTCATTGCCGACGATCCGGATGTTGCGCCCATACAGGTGGTTGGCCAGCACGCCGGCCGTGTGAACATACGTGCCATCGGCGAACTGGATCGTGAGCGTGCCGTGGATGATCCAGTCGCGCACGGCGTCGAGCGCCGCCTGCATGCTCGGGTACTGCGCCGGTACGTTGATCGTCACGGTGGCGCCGGCATTGATCGTCACCGAATGCGGATCGTCGGCCGGGTCGTACAGCAGGAATTCGGGGATGTCCGCGCTCACCATGCTGGCCCCGGACACCTTGCCCGTATAGCGCCCGTTCGCCGCATAGAAGGAGAACCGGCCCAGCCCATCAGCCTTGACTGGATTGTCGATCCGGACCACCCCTGCCTTGTCGGCATACAGGAGCGCCAGCGCGCCGGTGCTGTCGCTGATCGTAGCAAGAGCGAACGGCACGACGTTACCGAGTGGGTCAGTCAGGTTGTTGGTGTACTGCTGCATAGGCGGCTCTCCTAGAGTGGCTTTATCAGGCGTTTTCGGCCATCACGGCCTTCAGCCAGGCGCGGCCGCGCGAGCTGTCGTCGGTGACCTGGAACGGGTACGACAGCGCAGTGCGGCCGTACAGTTCGTTGCCGGCTTCCGGGTTCATCATGTCGCGGTCGGGCTGCTTGTATTTCGTTTCCTTGCAGCGGGCCAGCACCTCGACGTACTTGCGGCGGATGCGCACCGGCACGCCGCGCATGATCGGCTGGTTGGTGCCGTTCACGTTCAGCAGGATCGATGGCGGGGCATTCTCGTCGGTCGATGGGTGCACCTCGATCTCGACCAGTTCGTTCATGAATTGCTCCTGCGCGGCCAGCGTGTCGAGGCCTTCGGCGGCGACGACAGCTTCCATCTGCAGGTCGGTGTGAACTTCGACGGCGTGTTCGGTATTGGCGTTCAGGATGTCTTTTTGGCGGGTCATGGTGTTTGTCTCTTTCGTTCGTATGTGGGTAAAGCGGGCGGCGACGCGCTGGCCGCCGCCCGGTGCTACAGGGTCAGGCTACGATCAGGCGGTGATCGGGCTGCGCGCCGGCATGATGCCGATGTCGACCGGGGTGTCGATGGTCACGCCGGTGGCGTTCCACAGGCCGGTGCCAAAGGTCCACGATGCGGCGGTGGCGCTGGTCAGCTTGATGACGGCGTAGGCGAACGGCGCCACGCTGTCCGGCAGCTGCGGCATCTGCAGCGGGGTCGAGCCGGCCGAGGTGTCGGCGTAGTTCGACACCGGGCCCTGGACCACCTTCAGGTTGCCCGAGGCGTCCAGGCAGAACACGAAGACGCAGGCGCTGCCCACGTTCGGCACGGTGTAGCCGGCCATTGCCTGCTGGGCGACCAGCGGCTTGAACGATGCGCCGGTGGCGGCGTCCAGGGTCGGGGTCGCGCCGCCGGTGATCGCTGCCTTGGTGTAGGCGGCGCCGTGGATCAGGTAGTCGATCGCCTTGCCGGTCGAGATGGTGGTGGCCGCGCCGGACAGGCCGGTCAGACCTGCTTTGCCGAGCGACAGGTTGCCGCCGGCGATTGCGTTGGTGATGGATTGGGTCATGTGGTTGACTCCTTATGTAAGATTTCGGAAGGACGGGCCGGAGCCCGTCACAGGGTCAGCAGTCGATTACAGGCTGGTGACGGCGCACTCGAGGCGAACCACGAAGGCTTCGTTCAGGCGCACGGCGTTGAAGAACGTCGAGGCGCCGACGTAGCCGTAGCGGCCCAGCGGGTTCGCGTGGTTGGTCGAGTTGTACGGGATGTGGGTCGGCTTCATGGCGTTGAAGCCCTTCAGCGCGACCGAGCCCCAGGCCGATTCGGCGACCACCAGGAACGGGTAGACGTCGACGTTCGTGCCGGCCACCGACACCATGCCGTTCAGGGTCGAGCTGCCCGCGCCCAGGAAGGCGTTGAACAGCGGCGACTTCAGGAAGCGGTAATCGCCGCACGCGCCGAACTCGGCATCGTGCACCGGCTGGAACGAACCGTAGTCCTCGATCGACTTGAAGCCCGGCAGGTTGCGCACGTCGGCCACGCCATCGGTGTGGACGAAGACCAGGTAGGCCGGCTGCACCGACTTGCTGCCGTAGTTGACCGAAGCGGCGATGCGCTTGGTCACGCGCTTGGCACGGTTCGATTCCAGGATGCGTGCCGTCTTGTTCAGCAGGTTCATGCTGATGCCGGTGTTCACCGCAGAGCGCGACGAGCCGTTCGCGTACACCACCTGGGTGCCGGCCTTGATGACGCCGTAGCGCACCAGTTCCAGGATCTCGGCCATGGTCTCGCCGCAGATCTTCTGCATCTCTTCCGGGATGTTGTCCTGGTACATCAGCGCCGATTTGCTGGTGTACTTGAACAGGATGCCGAAGTCCTGCAGTTGCACCGACACGTCCTGGAACGCGATGGTGTTGGCGTTCGGGGTCACGCCTTCCTGCAGCACGAAGTTGTTCGCGTTGATCTGCGGGGTGCCGTTGTACTGCTGGCCGCCGATGCCCGAGCCGGTGGTCGAGGCGCCGAACGGCAGGGTGCGACGGAACACCAAGGTGTCGGTCGAGTTCTTCGGCATTTCCTTCTGGTCGCCGAAGTCGCCGAGGACGGTGATCGGCATGGCGTGCGTCAGCATGCCCTGGGCTGCCAGGATGAGGTTGCGGCTGGCTTGAGTGCCGTATGCTTGTTGGGACATAGGTGTTTCTCCTTATTGGGTTTGGATGGGATTAGCCCCGCTGCTGCTCGCGCTGCTTGGCGTAGTGGTTCCAGAGCTCGTCCGGGGTCATGTCGGCCTCGGACTTGCGAATGGGCGCACGGCGGCCTGCTTGCGGCACGGATGCTGCAGCGTCCAGCTTTGCACTGCGGGTTTGCCGAATCTGCTCGGCAGGATTGGACTGTTGGGCCTTGACGAACAGGCGCAGCATTTTCGAGGCGTCGGTCAGCGCGTTGGATGCGCCGAGTGCCTTCACCTCTTCGGGCTGCGCTTCGATCCACTTCCCGAAGCCTTCCGAGTTCACGACCTCGCGCCAGTTGCCATCCACCACGGTGTCGAGGTGGGCGTCGAGCGCCTCCGTGCGAACCTTGGCGGTTTCGTTGGCGACGCGCTGTTCCACCATGCGGTCGATCGCAGACTGATCGAACTGCGGCTGGTTGCCCAGGCGCGAGTCGAGCAGGGATTCGACGGCCTCGCCCCATTCGGGAAAGTCACCTTTCAAGGCTTTCCACTTTTCGGGATCGGCCATCGCCTCCTTTGCCTGCGCCTGGGTCGGCGCATCGCCGCCGGCCTGCGACGTTGCCTGCTTGGCCGCATCCAGCATTTGCTGGCGCAGCTGCTGCTGGCTTTGCGTCAGGCCGCCGATGTGGCCGTTGACGTTGCGCAGTTGGCCTTCGAGCTTGGCGAAGCGTTCGGCCAGTTCGGCGACGGGGTCCTTGGCTGCGGCGGCGTCTGCGGTCGCGGCTTGGGTTCCCTGTTCCGTGGCTTGCTGCTCGCCTTGTTCGGCGCCCTGCTGGGTGGCTTCATGGCTGGTCGTGCCTTCGGTTGCTGCGGCGTCGCTGCTGCCGGTTGCGTCCAGGACGTCGTCTGCCGGCGGCACGGATGCGGTCGGCTCGACACCCTGCTCGCGCTCGGCGGCCAGGCTGTTCCACAGTTGTTCTTCGGTCGTCGTCGTGTTCGACAGGTCCAATTCAGTTCTCCTTGGTACTAAACGCGGCTTGCGCCGCAAAGCTGTCAGCCGGGCTAAACCGGGCCAACAATCGTCACCGGGTCCGCTTACGCGGGCACGGCAATTCCTTTCGCCAGCATCTCCCGCACACGCGGCAGTTCCAGCAATTCCTTCAGCACGGAGATGCGGCCGCGCGAGACGTTGGTCGCGTCGATGTCGCTGCCCGGTGCCTCGAGCTTGTTCCGTTCGTTCGCCAGCTTCTGCTCCAGCTCTCGCTTGATCGAGGCCCAGGTGGCGTCGTTCAGCGGCATGGTGTCCAGCGGCGGTATTGGGTTGTTCATCGGCCGCGCCTTCCGCCAATACCGTGGCGCATGAAGCCGGTCAGGCCAGCCAGCAGCGCGGTCACCGTCACGGTCGCCGTGCCGGCCTTGCTGCCGTCGATCAGGCTGGTGGCGGTCACCGTCACGGTGCGGTTGCTGCCGACGGCCAGCGGCGCGGTCAGCACGCCAGCCGCATCGATCTGCCCGAAGTCCGACGCCCAGCTGACCGCCTGCGACGGGTTGCCGGTGCCGTTCACGGTCGGACGGAACGTGACGCGCGCGAAGCTCTCGACCGTGATCGCACCGGGTGACACCGAGACGGCGGACACCGTGGCGGCGCCGATCGTGACGGTCGCGGTGCCGCTCTTGGTTGCATCCTGCTTGCTGGTCGCGGTGATGGTGGCCGACTGCGTGGTGGCGATGCCGAGCGGCGCCGTGTAGTTGCCGGCCGCATCGATCTGGCCCAGGTTCGTGCTCCAGGCCACCGCCTGCGACGGGCCGAACGTGCCGGCCACCGATGCGGTGAAGGCCTGCGCCGCGCCGCCACCGATACTGGCCGTGGCCGGCGAGACCGTGACGCTGGTCACCGTCGAGGACACCGCGGCGATCGTCACCGTGGCCGTGCCGCTGCGGCTCGGATCCGCCTGACTGGTGGCGGTGACCGTGATCGTCTGCGCGCTGGTGGTCGCGGCCGGTGCCGTGAAACTGCCGCTGCCGTCAATGCTGCCGGCGGTGCAGGACCAGGTGACGACTTGCGACGGCGAGTTCTGGCCGTTGACCACCGCACTGAACGCCTGCGCTGCGCCGCCTGCCAGGGTGACTGTCGACGGCGACACCGCCACGCTGGTGACAGTCGGCGGATTGCCTGCTGGCGCGCTGGCATTGATCGTGACCGTGGCGGTTCCGCTCTTGGTGGGATCGGCCTGGCTGGTCGCCGTGATCGTGATGGTTTGCTGGCTGGTCGTTGCAGCGGGCGCCGTGAAGGCGCCGCTGGCGTTGATCGTTCCGGCGCTGGCCGACCAGGTAACCGCCTGCGATGGCGCGTTCTGGCCGCTGACGACGGCGCTGAATGCCTGCACGCCGCCGCCCGATACCGTGACGGCAGATGGGGAAACCGCCACGCTCGAGACGGTCGGCACGCCGATCAGCAGGTTCAGGGTCGCATTGCCGGTTTCGATCAGGCCGGTCGTTGCGCTGTACTTGCTGATCTTCTCGCCGACCGTAAAGGTGCCATCCGCGCCAGGCACGAACGAGAAGCCGCCGTCCTCATACACGTACAGGTTCGCATTCGCTGCCGGCTGGCCGGCGCTGTTCAGCACTGGATACTGGATCTCGACCCGGTACAGGCAGTCAGCCGGATCGCCTGCGGCGACGTCGTTGTTCAGCAGGCCAGGCAGCGGAAAGCCGGTCGGCATCTCGGACGCCCGAACCCCGACCTTGTAGGTGCCGAGGATGCCGGATCCGTTGCTGTTGGTGGCGGCAAGGTTGCGCAGCATTTAGGCCGCCGTGCCAGGTTGATAGTAGACGCCGTCGAGGTCGTACGTGGCGCCACGCGCGGCAAGCAGCGCGATGCCGGCACCGGACGGCAGGCCAGTCATCGTCAACGTGCCATCGCTGGCGAGAACGCCGTTACCACGCACGACACTGGTCGGGACGGAGCCGATGCGCCCGCCCTGCCACCACTCCCAGTAGACAGCCGTTCCCGCCGCCCACGCTGACTGCGCGTTGTTTGCGAGATTTCGAGTCTTGAAGGTGCCTGCCGCAGCCGGCGCCGAAGTCGTAACGGCCAGCGACAGCGCAGGGGTGGAGACGTTGCCTGCCGCATCCTTGGCGCGCACCTTCTGCGTGTAGCCGGTGGATGCCGTCAGGCCGGTGAACGTGTAGGTCAGCACGTTGCCGACATCCGTCCAGGTCGAGCCGCCATCCTTGCTGACCTCGTAGCTGGTAACGGCCACGTTGTCGGTGCCTGCGGGCCAACTGATTTGCGAACTGGTCGCAGTGATCGTGCCCTGCGTGATGGAGCCAGCCAGAACCGGCACCGTCGTGTCGCCAGCTGGCGCACTGGTGACGACGGTGACGGACAGTGCCGGGGTGGACTTGTTGCCGGCGGCATCGTAGGCGCGCACCAGGCGGGTGTACGACGTGCTCGGCGACAGGCCGGTGTAGGCGGCCAGCGTGGCGGTGCCGCGGTCGACCCATGTGGAGCCGCCGTCCGGGCTGGTTTCATAGCCGGTGATCGCCACGTTGTCGCTGCGCGTGGTGCCGGACCAGTCGATCGTGAAGCCGGTCGAGGTGACGCCGCTGGACGTGACGGTGCCGGTCATGGTCGGCGCCGTGGTATCGGCTACTGCGGCCGGCAAAGCGTTGACCCGGCTCATGCTGAAGTTGTGGCCGGTGAAGTCCCATAGTTGGGCGATTTTGGCTGTGGCCGGTCGCGCTGTGGCTAGCGTTATCGAGTTCTGCGCGAGCAAAGTACCCGGTACGCCACCGCTCGACTGGTAGAGCCTGCCCTTGTAGGTCTGCGGCGCGACAAACTCGATTTCGGTATAGTATTCCTGCCCCGCTAGCAGGACACTGCCGAAGCTTGCGCTGTTGGTTTCGCTCCCCGACAGGTTGACAACCTCGAAGTTGACCCCCCCGCCGTGACGCACCAGGATGCCGTTTTTATTGTACGCATCCGGTGCGGATCCATCGCCGTGGATCATCACGCCCGGAATATTGGGAATGCCCGATGCCGACTTGAAGAACACGCCGACTTTGACCGTTCCATCAACCGGCAGGAAATTGGCAAAAACCGCGTCGTAGCCCATCGTGGCGTAGTCTGGCTGGCCATTGCCTGTGCCGTCACCGACGATGAAGGTCGGCGTAAGCCACGTGACATCACCACTATCCCACGTCGTACCCTGGACGCCCTGGTTAGCCGGTAGCCCCGCAAAAGTATCGTATGACATGCTTATTCTTCCTTATGGAAATTGAATGGTCTGCCACGCATTTGCGGCGGTGATCGTTACGGTTTTCGCTGTGCGATTGCCGGTGTAGACGTTGCTGATCGGCTCGACCTTGACGGTACATGCGGCGTTGACGTTGGTGACATCGCAGGACCAGCCAGAAGTGGTTTCGACCACGTTGCGGAACGTCAGCCCTTCATTGATCGATCCGACAAGGTCGACTGCCGGGTCCTTGTCCAGCGAGTGCTCGGTGAACAGCGGGTAGCCCCGGTCGCGGCGGTAGGTGCCGAACGGGTAGGATTTGAAAATCTTCGGCATGCCGACCGCGCCGCCGCCGTGGTCGCCGTTGTCCCATACGAAGCAGAACGCGCGCTTGGTCGCGCGCAGTGCGGCCACCATGTCGATGGAATCCTGGAAGTTGGCAAAGCCGTCATTGCGGCCCAAGTACCACAGGATCGGACGAACCTGATTGGCCGGGTTGGACACGTATGCGATCATGTCCCGGTAGACCGCCAGCGATCCGCCGCCATCTTCATCCGACAGCATCGGCGCCTGGTCGAATGCCGGATACAGGAAGCCGCTGGCAAAGTCAGGGACCACCGTGTCGTTCGCGCCCGCACCATGCTTCCACCGTGGGCGATCCGGGTACAGCGCCGCAAACATCGCATAACGTCGCGGGCCATAGGATGCCGTGCCCCACCCGCCCATCGATCCGCCAGTCAGCACGCGGGTGTTGTGGTCGAATTGCGGGAATGTCGTTTCCGCCCAGGCCACGAGGGCATCGTAACGGCGCTCACTGACCAGATGCATCTTGCCGTCCGCCAGCACCCAGCCACAGTGGGCCGACTCGCGGAAAGTGCCGGCGTCGTTGTACCACTTGTCGATCGGCCTCAGCGCGGCAACGGAACCGTTGTTCGCATCGTACTCATAGACGAGACTGAATCCGAAGGTACTGCGCGAATCGTAGTCAAGGTCCGATGTGCTGTAGACGCTTGTGCCTGGTATCGCCAGTGACCCACTGACCGGCACGCGGTACTGGCGCCCATTCGCGTTCCAGTTTGAGCCGCTCGATGCATGCAGCTCGACCACGAAGGGCCTGCCGTTTGCGTACGATGCGTAATACGGGTCGAGCGGATCGCCGCCCAACACCGCTGTTGCTACCGGCGCGGTGGCAAAAGTTCCCGAGAACGGCCGCGTTGTAGGAGTCGTTATGACGGGCGCAGCGCGTCCGCCATAGATCGACTGGCCACTGGCCACCTGGTAGATGTCCGCCGGCGCGCTCGCGATCGCCTGTCCATTGAAGCGCGGGACAATCGCAAACTGGGGGCTGGTGCCATAGTCCGGCTTGACCGCGCGGCCATCGAACAGGGACCATGCCAGATCGCCATCGGCATAGCCGGCATCGACGGTCATCGCCAGGGCTGGCTGGAAGTTGGCCGGGTAGCCGTCCGTGTTCGGGGCGTAGCCGGTGATCTCGCCCAGAAGAATCATCTGCTGTCCGCCCAGCGACGTGCGCATGGCGTTGACGAGATCCAGCCGCTGCTGGCTATTGCATGGCGCGTCGTGAATCCCCTGGGTGTATTGCCCAAAGCCTTCCAGGGTTTCACCCACCGTGTTCGCATAGCATTCGGCCAAGGTGGTATAGGTCGACGAACTATAGGTCGGCTTGATTTTGAGCTTGTAGAAACAGGCTTCCAGATAGCACAGGCCCGGCGCGAGCAGGCGGCCGATCTGGAATTTCGCCTTCCACAGCAGCAGCGGCTTGGCGGCAGTGAAGCCCAGTTCGACAGCATGCCCGACCGCCGACGTAAAATGGTCGTCCTGCCACATGGCGATGCCGACGCCAGACTGCCCATTGATCGGATACGGCGTGTCGTTTTCTGGATCGTTCAGGCAGCCGAGCGGCGTGGCCTGCGCGTTGTTGGTATAGATCGCGTCGTAGTTGGTGATGTTCGAGGTCAGCCAATACTGGAAATGGCTTTTCAGCGGGTGCGCATCCGGCGTGAAGGCGGCATTCTCCGCGATCCCGCGCAGCATCCATGCCTGGCCGCGCACCTGATTGCGCTGGATGATGCCCTTTTCCTTTTGCCGATAGCTGTAGTTCTGGCGCGTGACGACCCATGCGCAATAGAACTGCATCTCTTCCAGGTAGAACAGGTCGCCGGTCAGCAGGTACGGCAGGTAGGCGAAGTTCGGTGTGTGCGACTCTTCGGCCACCAGCGGGCTTGCGCTGGTCGGCGAGTTCATGAACTCGTTCTGCCCGGTTGCCGGGTTCGTATCGGCCGCGCTCTGGTACTGCGTGGCATACGGCCAGTTCACCGCCGACAGCGGCATACCGGTGCCCGGCCCGCCACTGACATCGCGCCAGTGCGCGCTCCACGATCCGCCGATATCGCCGCAGGTCAGCGCCATCGCAATCGCGCGCTTGTCCATTGACAGCGCCGCCGCGGCAGCGTAGGCCGGCAGCAGGCCGATGTCAGGCCGCCCTCCGGTCGAACCCATGTTTTGCGTGAAGACGCCATTCCCCATCGGGGCAAATGCCGGATCGGCCATCTGCGTCACATACGATGCCAGCGTGGACTCGCTCACCGTCACACGGCGGTCGTAGTTCGGCACCGCCTTCGAGTCGATCAGGTAGTCGCGGTTCTGGCGCACCACCACCGGATACGGATTGTTCACCCAGTAGGTGCGCTTCCAGCGTGCGTGCGGGTAGTGCGTCAGCGGGTTGGGCAGGGTGTAGACGGTCGCGCCGCCCACTTGGATGGTGCCGCTGTACACCAGATCGCCGGTCGTGGTGAACGCCTTGGTGTGCTCGAACGTGACGTCGACCTTGAAGGCGTTCGTGCCGGCGAAGGCGACGACATCGAACTTTACCTCGAGGTCGGGATGTGCCACGCTGCCGCTGGTTTTCGGTGCCAGCGTCAGGTTGTATTCGGTCGAGATCGCGCCGCCCACGCGGGCCGATGCGCTCGACGCCTGGGCCAGCGCAGTCGCCGCATTGGCCGTGTAAGCCGTGCCGGCGAAGTCCAGCACGGCGCTGGCTGCGAAACCGGTGAAGCTGGATGGGGCGATCGGGGTCGACGCCGGCCCGCTGCTGGCGCGCACCAAGGACAGCGTGACCGAAGTGCCTGCAGCCAGAGACGGCAGAACGCCGGCCACCATCGCATGGCGCACCGAGCCATCGAAGTGGGTGGCCAGCACGTTCACCTGCAGCGGCACATCGGCCTGCCCGTTGATCTTCCCGACCAGGAACGAACCCGGTGCGATCGCGCCCTTGGCGAAGACCTGGCCGAAGCGGAATGGTACATTTGTCTGTGCGCTTGGCGACGTGCTTTCCAGCACGGCCGTGGTGACGGTCGCACCTACAGCCACCGCGCCGATAGTGAACGCGGCCGGCGAATACGGTGGCGGTGTAAAGGTGGGGGTTCCTGGTGCGACCATCGTGTTTTCCCCTTAGCTCCAGGACCGCGCCGAACCAGCACGGCAGGCCATGACCACGTTGATGGCCGAACCGGCGCCACCAGCGGACTGCGGGCGGATGAACATCGTCATCTCCAGCACCTGCTTCAGGCCGGACGCGGTGAAGCCCAGGCCGTTGCCAAGCGGGTCGCGCAGGGTTTCCCAGTTGACGCCGTCGTTCGAGCCCTGAATGGTGACGGTGGCACCGCCCATGTTGCCGGACACCTGGATCGAGCGATCCGAGAAGTCGGTCAGCGCCACCTCGATGCCGGTATCAGCGCCGCCGAGATTCCAGGTGACCGTGGCGACGGATTGCGCGCCTTGGACTGCGCGCTTCACGACTGGGGTGATGTTGGC